CGGGTCCTTTCTGGGGAGACGGTGGGGGTCAGGCTTCGGGGAGGCGGTCGATCCAGGCTTCGAGGTCGTCCTTGCGGATGAGGTACTTGGTGCCGGCCATCCGTGCGGGGAGGTGGAAGTCGGGGTCGGTTGCCTTGACTGCCTTGCGGATGTAGTCGACGGACAGGCCGGTGACTGCGGCCGCGCCGCTGAGGGTGTAGGTGAGGACGACGGTCATCGGCGGGTCTCCTTCTCGGTGCGGATGGTGTGGGTGACGGTGGCGGCGGTGAGGGCGGCGGCGAGGAGGAGGACGCCCGTGTGGTGGCCGACGGCGACGCTGAGAGCAAGCTCGGTGAGGATGGCGGCCGCGGCGAGGGCTGCGAGGGCGTAGGTGGTCATGCCGCCGCCTCCTCGACGTCAGGGAGGGGGTAGTGCGACCCGATGGTGAAGCGGCCGTCAGTGCGAGCGACGGCTTGGAAGCGCTTCCCGCGGGAGGTGAAGATGAAGGTGTGATGGAGGTTGAGGAGGCCTGCGAGGGCCTGGCCGCCACCGTCGTAGGCGACGAGGTCGATGGCGAAGCGACCTCCGGCGTGGGCGAAGACGTTGACGCTATGGATGTCGATGCAGTTGCGCTCGGCCTCGGCGATGAGGGCGTTCACGAAGGGCATGGCCTCTGAGATGGGGCGCTGGGTACTGGGGTTGCACATGGGATGTTTCCTAGAGATGGTGGGGTGTGGTTGGGTTGGGGTTACTTGGTGGCCTGCGTGAGGAGGTCGGTGGGGGTTGTGTTGAGGGCTCGGGCGAGGCGTTCGGTCTCGTCGATGGTGAGGCCGCGGCCGCCGCTGTTAAGGCGGCGATAGAGGGTTGGATAGGGGATGCCGGTCTTCCGGCTGGCTGCGGAAACCGAGAGGTTGGATTCGTTGAGTTGGTGGTTCAGGACCTCCGCGAGGCGGGCGGTCATCGGTGAGTTACCCATATGGATAACTTAGTGCGCCATATGGATCACTGGCAACTTCCTGGGAACCGCGTTACCGAAATGCGACCTTGTGCTCCATATGGAATAGTGAACCCATGGCCAACATCGACAAGGACCCCACCAAAGGGCTGAACGCCGCCGTCGCCGCCGAGCTCCGGGCCGAGCGAGTCGCCCAGGAAGTCGCCTTCGATGACCTCGTGGAACGCGTCAGCCTCTCCAGGGCCACGACCTGGAGGCTGCTCAACGCCGAGCGCCTCATCACCATCGAAGCCCTCGCGGAGTTCGCCGGAGCCCTCGGCGTCAGCGTCCTGGAGATCGTCGAGCGCGCCGAGAAGCGCCTAGCAAAGAAGACACCCCCCCCCGCCGAAGGGGGCACCGCGCCCTAGCGATGGCGTAGCCCCCTAGAGACACAGAGAGGCCCCCACCATCATGGTGGGGGCCTCAGTGCTGGAGTGCTGGATCGGTCACGCGGCTCCGAAGTTCAGGGGCGCCTTCCCCTTCCGGGCGCGGCGCTCGTTGATGAGGTCGCCGGTGGTCTTCTGCCACCACTTCTTCGGTGCGGGCTCGGCCCCCTCGGCCGGCTCGGGGGCGGGGGTCGCGGGCGCCTCGGCCTCCCGTGCGGCGTACTCCTGGCCGCGGGCGACGGCAACCTTGGCGCGCTTCACAAAGGCCACGGCAGTCCGATACTCCTTCGCGCCGATCTCGTAGGCGTAGGCATTATCGACGGTCTCGATGACGATGAACTTCGTGGCATCCACCTTCTTCTTCGCGGCGAGCGCGAAGACGCCGATGAGGGCGACGCGGGTCGCGGTGATCCTCTGGCTGGCCTCCTTCCCGTCTTCGACGGCGATGTCGACGACGTCGGTGGCGGGGATGTCTGGGGTGAGGAGGCCAGGGAGGCCGATGGTTCCGTTCGGGGCGACGTGGATAGTGCCGTCGTCGGTCTTGATGCAGGCGGCGTCGAGGAGTGACATGGGGTTTCCTTTCAGGGGGTTGGGGTGGAGGTGAGGCCGAGGCGGGGTGCCACGGCTTCGAGGGCTTGGCGGGCCTGGTCCAGGTCGGCGTGCTGGTAGCCCATCGACGTGGTGATCGCGGTGTGGCCCATGATGGCGATGACGACGGTGGCGGGGACTCCTGCGGCCATGAGGAGCGTCGCCGTCGAGTGGCGGGCCTCGTGGACGAGATAGTAGCCGCCATCCTCCTTGTGGACGCCGGCGACGTCCTGGAGGGCGCGCCACGCCAGGCGGTCGCTCTTCTTCGACCATGGGCTGCCGTCGGGGCGGGGCCACACGAGCCCGTAGGGGGAGGTCGGGCACTGGTCGCGCCAGGCGGTCAGTGCCGCGGCCATCCACGGCACCAGGGGCAGGACGCGGGAGCCCGCCTTCGTCTTGGTCGGCCCCAGGTAGTAGCCGTCCACCAGGTGCTCGTAGACCACGCCGTCGGTGCCGTTGACGTCCTCGGCGGCGGTCATCTCTACGAGCTGGCGGTCTACGGTGAGGGTGCCGGCGTCGAGGTCGATCCGATCCCAGGTGAGGCCGAGGCATTCGCCTTGCCTCATTCCTTGGAGGAGGGCGGCAACCCACCTGCTGGCGTCCTGCTCGGTGGCGAGGCGGCGGGCGCGCTGGGTGGGGAGGCTGGTGGAGTTGGGGAGGGGTGTCCAGGTGTCTTTCTCGGTGGCGGCCTTGAGGAGGGCGGCGGCTTCGGCGGCGGGCACGGCCTCGCGCGTGGAGGCGGCGGCCTTGGGCTTGGGGGCGAGCATCACGGAGTCGGGGATGCGGTGTCCTTCGACGATGGCGGCCTTGAGGACCCGGTGGAGGATGAGTCGGACGTAGCGGATCGACGTCGTTGATCGGCCGGCCTGCCTCATCCCGGCTTCCATCTTGCGTAGGTCGGTGACGGTGAGGTCGGCGAGGCGGCGGTGCCCGATGGTGGGGGTGACCCACTTGCCGAGGAGGGCGAGGTCGTTGCTGTAGGTGCGGGGGCGGGCGGTGCGCTTGTAGCCGGGCGCCCAGGTGTCGATCCACGCCTTGAGGGTGGTGCGGGGGCTGACGATGGTGGCTTGCTGCTCGGCGAGGACTTCGCGGCGGATGGCGCGTAGGGCGCGCTTGGCTTCGGCCTCGGTGGCTCGTGCTCTGGTGATGCGTCGGCGGCCGCCGCTGGCCGTGTAGCCGGCTTCGACTGATGCGACCCATTTGCCGTCTTTGCGCTGGTAGACGGTGCCTTCCCCGTATGCCATTGGATAGCCCTTCCTGCTCGGCGACTAGCCATCTGGCTAGCCATCTGTAGCCCAGGATAGCGTATGAGGGGCTAAGCAGGTACCCCATGATCTGGCTTGATTCCGGGGATTTCCGGTCGGGCTGGCGGGATTTGAACCCGCGGCCCCCTGCTCCCAAAGCAGGCGGCACCACGAGGGTCTTCCCCCGAAAACACTCACCAAACCACCGACCAGCCAACGCGAAACTAGCCATCAACTAGCCATCTTTCCGAGACACCAAGAAAACCCCGGAATCACGCCAAAAACAGTCCCCAGAGACGACGAAAGGCGCCCCTCCCACCCGGTCAGGTGAGAGGGGCGCATAGCCATTCGAAATGACCATCTCAGTCGTCGGCGAGATCCCCGATCGGATCCTCCCCAGGGCCGCGCGGCAGATCCCCCAAGGGCGCGCCCCGATCCAGGGCAATCGCGCGCGTCCTACGCGCCACGCACTCCCACTGGGCAGCCTCCCGGCGCGCCACCTGCAGGCCCGACTCCCTGCCCTGCCGGACGTGCCACAGCGCGCGCACAGCGGCAGCGACCTGCCCGAGCAGGGCGGAAGCGAAACCGCTGGTGACGACGACGGCTATCAGCTCGGTTGCTCGCATCCGGGGTCCTCCCTCTCCATGGCGCGGGCGGCGGCGTCGGCTTCGATGGCCTTCGCTGCGGTCGCGCTGGTCTCGGCCTGCCTGAGAGCGGTGTTCGGCTCACAGCCGGGCTCCCAGGTGTGACCCCAGGTGCGGGCGATCCGCTGGCCGATCATGAGGAGGAGGGCGAGGACGATGCAGAACGGCCAGCCGGGCCAGTGATCCGACGTGAGGGCGCGTGCGGCGTCCTCGACGGCGACCACGACAAGCCCGAGGGCGACCAGGGCCGCCGACGGGCCTTCCACGCCCCACCATCCCCGCCACGCCGACGGCGCACCGATAGCGCACCCGGAGAGGGTGGTGAGGCATCCCACGGTCACGTCCCACGGCTGGATGCGCGGGGCGCCCAGGATGAGGGCGACGGCTACGGCGATGAGCACGTAGGTCGCCGCCATCATCGCTGAGATGGCCCGCGGCTCGTGGAGCGTCCCCCACAGTCGGCGGCCCACGCCCATCAGGCGGCCTCGTGACGCGGCTGGTAGTGCTCCCGGGTCTCGCCACCGGGGGTGACGATGCCGGCCCAGTTCAGGACCGAGACGCCGCCGATTCGGATGTGAGAGAGGGCCTGATAGGCGACCCAGGCGAAGCCCAGGAACTTCGCGGCCTGGGCGGCCAGGACGTCAGCCTGGAGCGGGTAGGCACTGAGCGCCCACGCACCCACGGTGAGGACGACGGCGGCCCCCACGACGAGGGCGACGCGGCGGCCGCGCGTCCAGTAGGGGCGGTCCAGGGCCGCCTGAACCAGGGGCCACAGAACCCCCAGGACGACGGTGGTAACGAACGGGTCAGAGAAGAGTGCCTTCACGGCTAGTCCTTTCGGTAGATGGTCACCAGAGGCGACCAGAGTTGGAGCGAGAGTTGTTGAGGGCGCGCTGGAGCGCCCCGATCGTTGCCGGGCCGGCCTCCCCATCCACCCAGTCCTCGTAGCCCCACCCCGCGGGCAGGTACTCCTTGTGCCAGGCGATGATGAGATACTGGAGCGTGCGCCACGTGTCCGGGCCGAGCACGCCGTCGACGTCGAGCGCTGGCGAGTCGTTCAGGGCGACCTGCGTGTCCGCCGGGACGGCCGAGTTCAGGAACGCCTGGAGCCTCTCGATGGCGGGGCTGCCGTCGTCGTCGAGCGCGCCGTCGATCGGGGTGCCCATGACCTGCTGTAGCCGACCAATCGTCGCAGGCCCGAAGATGCCGTTGCAGACAAGCTCGCCCTGGCCGTCGCTCTTGTTCCACTTCCCGGTGTAGGGGCTCGCCTGCGCCGCGGACGCTGCCGGGGCGGATGCGGTTACCTGGCCGCCACCCTTCATCGCGTCCCAGGCTGACCGGTCGCGCAGGCGGTCCAGGTCGAGGTGATCGTTGTAGCCAGGCAGGTAGCCGTCCTCGGTGTACTGGTGAATGAGGACGTTGCCTCCCCAGTAGGGGACGGTTGGCGTGGCCGGGTCGCTGTACGCCTGCCCGTAGGAGGCGTAGTTGGGGCCTCCGGCGTACCAGAGCGGGAACCGGCCGGCGACGGCGGACCAGTCCCCGCTCCCCATGCCCTGCCCGTTCAGGTAGATGCCCGGCGTGGACCTGGTCTCGGCTGCCATCTGGTTCAGGATCACGAGGGCGTCCGAGGGGGCTAGGTTGAGAGCGTCGGCCTCCCAGTCCAGCCAGAACGTGGCGCGGCCCGCATACGCCTTGGCGCGGTCGAGGAAGAACCGGGCCTGCTCGTTCGGGTCCTCGTCGTTGGCGAAGAGGTAGAGGCCGAGTCGCTTGCCCGCGGCCAGCGTGGCCTCCGCCTGAGCACGCCAGTACGGGTTCTCGTAGCCGGTCCCCTCGGTGATCTTGACGATCACGAAGTCCGCCCAGATCGCCCGGATGTTCAGGCCGCCCTGATGAGACGAGATGTCGATACCGTGTGCGTGCTTGGGCTCAGAGTTAGCGGCCGCCGCCGGGGCGGCGGCGGGCTTGCGATTCGCAAACTCGGGCCACTGCTGGAAGAACTTCGCCTCATTGAAGCGGTGGCAGGAGGTCCAGGCACCACGTAGCGTGTACGGGTGCTCGCTGTAGCGATCGGTGCGGGTCTCCTGACCGGTCTGGTCGCCGCGCTCGCCGTATAGGTCGCCGGTCTCGGCGATCCACGCCTCCGACTCGAGCGGGTCGTAGCCGTCCTCGTCGATGACGATGACGTGGCCGACGCCGCCCTCGTTCCCGGCCGACAGGACGATGTCGCCGACCTGGAAACCGCCGTCGGGAGTCAGGTTCTCGTCGGCCCAGGGGACCTCGTCGAAGCCCCGGGCCTCCATACCGGACCGGAGGTTCCCGGTCCAGAAATCGTTGGGCTCAAGCAACGCCTGGTGCCCCCACGGCACGCCGTACGTGTGGTGGAGGCCGTAGGAGATCGATCCGGCGGCCAGGCTCGAACAGTCCGCGTTCTGCGGACTAGGGACCCGCCCGTGGGCATCAGCGGCGGCGTACCAGCTGCGCCGACTCTCTCCCTGGCTGTAGCCCACCGGCTGGTTGTCACAGATTTCCCGCGCGATCCGCGCGGTGACGCTCCCGACGCTCACAGGACGCCACCCTGCTGCTGCTCCCAGCCGGCGGCGAAGTTGATCGGCCCAGCCTTGAACGGGTTCAGCCAGGCACGCGCGATATTCTTGTAGGTCTTGCCGTCGACCACGATGCGCTCACCAGGGCCTACAACAGCGCTCTGCTGGAGGTCCTTGATGTTCTTCGCCTCACTGGCGGCCGCACGCTCGTAGGCGTCAATGCGGGCATCGACCTCGCTCTTGCAGTCGCGCAGGAGTGAGCGTCGACTAAGCTCGTCTGATACTCGCTCGGCCAGTGAGTTGAAGTCGCTGTCCGCCATGAATCGGAGGCCGCGCTCCGAGGTGTCCATGAATCCGCCTGCCATTATGCCATGCTCCTTGGTGTCGCTGTTGCTGTGATTGAACTGTAGGAGGAGTCTCCGGTGACAGAGAATGTCCCTCCCTTGCCGTATGCGCCGGTGAATCCGGCACGGATTTTCGGGTCCTTCCCGGCGGGGACCACGCTCATTCCGGTCACGGTCACGGTCGCGCCCGTTGAGTCATTGGGGAAGCGCGCCCGGAATTGGCGGTCCAGGAGGAGGATTGTGGCGTCGATATCGCCCGCTGCGACCCTCCCCCATACCGTGAATGCGACCTGAACGAGCCGGTCATACGGGCGGACCCCGATATCAACCTGGGTGGCCCCGGAGTATTCGCGGTCCTTGAGCGCGAGCGTGTTAGTGAGTTGCACCCTGGACTCGACGGCCTGGACCTCGTTGATCGGCCGGAGAATCCACGTGCTGCCGTTCTTCGCCCCGTCGGAGCGGTAGAGGATTCCGCCGACGTCGAGGTAGGCGGGGTGCGCTGCCGTGGGTGGGTGGCCGGCGGCCTCCGCCTTCGACAGAATCTCGCGGCCCGCTGCGACGGACTGGGCGGGAAAGATGATCCCCGCGGCGTCCAGGGCGTTCGTCCACGCGGACAGCAGGTCGTCCCCGGCCTCCGGGACCGGGACACCCTTCCAGTGATTCACCGGCATTCCATTTCACCTTTCACTTGGTGTAGGAGATTTCGATAACCAGGTCATGCGACCAGTAGCCGTAGGAGGCATTCTTGACACCCTCAAAGGAAATGCCGCGATAGGTGCCGTCCTTGAACCCGGGCCACAGATTCCGGGGAATGCTCACCCATCGTCCTTCACCGCGGCCCCAGCCGCCGGCCTCATGCCAGCGCCACCCGCCGTCTGGATTAAACGATCCGGGCGCGGAGGTGTACCTGTGCACACCAATACTGGCGACGCCGGTCTGCCCGTACCAGTGTTTTGCGTAGGCATACACCTTCATGCCAGTTATCGTCGCACCCCTGAGGTCGCCGGTCATATCCGGGAAACCAATCAGAGAGCTATAGTTCCAGTTCGCGTAACGCCCCTGCGGCATATTGTCAGGCCACGCCGAATCCGGGGACCCATTGGAATACGCCTTCCACCAATTCGACCGGTACTGCTTCGTGTAGTTCCGTTTTGGTGCCGGTTGCGCCTGCGGTACAGGATTCCCCAACGACACTGACTTATTGACCTGGAGCGTAGGCTCCACGGCCTGGCCCATGTCGCGCACAAACGCCTGCGGCTGCGGTAGGCTCTTGTCCTCCACGGTCAGCGTCACAGCGTCATTCCCATACGCCGAAGCGGCCAGAAACAGGAGCCGGTGAGCGCCAGACACCTTCGGCGTCCACAACGGGAACACGGCCCGCCCCGTCTGAATCTGGCGAAGATTCTCCGACACCATACGGAAACGGTGCTCAACCTGCTCCCCACCATTGACCGGCGCATACCGGAGCCAGATTTCCAGCATCGCATTCGCCTTAGACGAGAACCACGGCATCAGCATCTCCACCTGGTATAGGCGGCTGGCCTCGACGTCGACCACGAGCTCGAAGAGGGAATCAACGTGGCTGACCAGGTGCCTGCTGTTCCCACCCCAAGGCCAGGCCGAGCCGTGAGCGACCACGCCGCGGGGCAGGGCAGCCAGGGTGTCGGCGAGGTCGGTGCCGCGCCAAGTGATCCGGTCAGCCACAGCGAGCGACTGCGTGGTCACCTCGCCGTCGCCGGTGATCGTGGCCTTGGCGAGCCCGTCGGTGCCGGTGATGGACAGGAAGTCCTGCCCGGCCGTGCCGAGCGTGACGACCTCGCTCGGCTGCCCGCCGACGGCCTTCACCACGTGCAGTCCCGTGGAGTCCATGATCGCGGCGTCACCGGACGGGTCCCCGGCGACGATCCGCGTGGACAGACGGATGGTGTCCGCCAGGAGTTCGCCCGTGATCCGTGCCTGCCCGGTCTGGAGCATCTGTGTGGTCACCTTCGCGAACGTCGCCACCTTCGCCCACAACTCCTCCGAGGCGGTGATCTTGGGGGCGGTGACCGCGCCGTCAGCCAACTGGATCGCGCCCACCGAGCCGGGGACGAGGACCTTCCCGGCGACCAGCATGTAGTCCTGCCAGCCCTTGGCGGCGGCCGACCACACCTTGACGCCGGTCGCCTGCTTGTCCGCCCCGGTCACTACCCACAGGTCCCCATCGACGGGATCCGCAGGGGCGGTAGCGGCGACGTTCACGCGGCCGATCGCCCGCTTCAACGCATTCGCGGCCGCCTCACCGGAGGTGGTCGCGGCGTCCTTCGCGGCCTTGACCTCCTCGGCCAGGCGCTTCTGGGCGGCGTCGATCTCAGCCTTGGCGGCGTCAAGCTCGGCCTTGGTTCCGGCCGCCTCCAGGGCGATCCGGCCCGTCACCCCGGTTGGGCGGGCCTGGCCCCCCTCGGGGATGGTGGCCGGTGAGACGACCTGGTAGACACGGCCATCCCCTGCTTGGAGGCAGACGCACTCAGCGCCGACCGCGGTCACGCCGCCGTCGGCCGGGGCCACGACCTCACTCACCGGGTCATCCGCCGGGAGTTCCACGCGGACCAGGCCACCGTCCAGGACCTCCAGGACGCGCCCAGTGGCCCACGTGCCCGCCTGCGAACCGGACCCGTAGGAGGCCTGCTGATTGGCGACCGCCGTAGCCGGGGACGGCTTGCGATCGATCCACAAGTTCGGATTCACCACGCCAGCTCCTCCATATCCACGCGCATCTGCCCGCCCGGCTTGTCCACCGGCAGGGAGTAGGCGACGACCTTGCCGACGATGACCTCTCCCGCGTCGGTGTGGACGGCGATCACGTCACCGGCCTCCAGGCGCGGGTCAGGGGCGATCTCCACCGACCTCTTCGACGCCGCCGCGAGGGCTGTCGCCATGTTCGTGCTGGCCGCCTTCTGGACGGCCGAGGCAGAGGCCGCGGCGTTGAACTCCTTGCGCTCAGTCACCCACCCGTAGACGGCGGGCTCGTAGGGCCAGGAGGAGGCGACGGCGGTCCCCGTCCACTTCACGGCCGGCTTCCTGTCGTCCGACTGCTGCGGGCTGCCGACGACGACCCACCGGTTCGGGCGACGCTCCACGCTCTTCCTTGGGGCCTCGACGAGCAGGTCGCGGCCCGTGTAGCGAGCCACCGGCTCGCGGGCATCCGTCTGCGCCCACAGGTGCAGGCACCCGTCCGCCTTGACCGCCCAGCCCAGGCCCCGGGCCACGCACAGGTCCCGGATCGCCTCAGTCCGAGAGTGCCCCCACTGCGTGGACGGGCTGACCAGCGGGTTCGGAGTCCCCGGATCCAGCACCACCGGGAGAGTCCCTGCGAGACGCTGCGCCTCAGACAGGACAGTCGCCCCGCCACGCGGGGACGACGGCCAGGGCATCGGGTCCTGCTCCAGCACCTGCAGCAGGTCCAGGCACTCGACCTTCACCTTCCCGGAGGACTCCTCCTCCCAGGACTGGTGCTGCCACCACCCCAGGTCCACCTCATCCCGGCCGGCCGGGGTCTCGAGTACGGCGACGACGTGACTGCGCTGCCCGAAGTTGTTGAGCGGGCTCGCCGGACTGGTCGGAACCCAGGACGCGGGGCACTCGTAGGTCAGCTTGCCGGGCACCACGCGGTCACTGGCCCAGTCGATCTGCACGTCCTCACACGGGACGTCCAGGGCGACCACGGTCCGCCCCAGGTGGACGTCGATCCTGGCTCCGACGGCGACGGGCCCGGCCAGGGCCTCAGTGCTAGGCCCGGGCCTCATGGCATCCCCTGCACGCGGCGGGCGACCTCGAGCGCAGACCACGCCTGCCACCCCGGAGTGTCCGGGTGTGCCTCTCCGTAGTCCTGCCACTCACCCCAAGTGGTCACAGGGACAGCCCCCATCGGGGAGTCACCGATGCGGGGCTCGTGCGCCGTCCACTTCACCGTCAGCTCGATCAGGTCATCGATGAGACGCTTCCGGGAGACGCCGGTGACGATGACCATCCTCGGCGGCACCCCTGCGGTCGGGGCGGCCGGGATCAGCATGATCGGGTGATGGGATTGCAGCACCCACCAGACGTATGCCTCGGCGTCAGGGTGGCAGACGATGACGCCGCTCCCCGTCTCAGGCTCATCCCGCAGCGCCCACCGAGTCACCCCGCCAACGCGGGAGACCTTCGAGGACCACTCGAGCGGATCCTCGTTGGAGACGTAGATGAGGCCGGGGGCGCTGCGCCCGTCCCGGCCGGCCACGTAGACGCCGTACCAGTCCCCGGCGGGGCGGGTGAGGGTCACTTCATCCTCACCCGCCCGATAGGTGGTCTCGACGCCGGGCATAGCCAGCCCGTCAGCCACCAGGTGCTGCCCCTCCCCCAGGCGGGCCAGCACACGGTCACCAGCGGTCACCGTGACCGGCCCATCCACCAGCAGGGACGGCAGACCAGACGTGGCCCCGATCCACCCCTTGAGCGCCATAGCGCCCCCTCTCTGTCAGTCGTTGCGTGAGACCTCGACGGCGACCCGCTCAGCCTCGACGCGCATCCGGCCGACCAGCTCGCCGTCGACGTCGCGCACCTCCAGCACGCTCGGCGTGTTGCCGCCCTTGCCGAGGAGGTCGTCGATCTTGGACCACTGGCCGCCGGTGAAGACGGGCTCAGGGCGCCCGGTTGCGTTGAGGACCGTCGTCAGGCCCGGCTGCAGGAGGCCGCCGGAGTCGAACTTGTAGAGCCCGGTGCTGGGGCTGCCGTAGATCGGGGTCTCGCGGACCGGGATACCGAACGTGGGGGCCTCGACCATGCGTCCACCACCACTGGCGATGGCGATGTGGTGCGCCGGATACCCCCAGAACAGCAAGGTTCCTGGGGTGTTGTAGGAGCCGCCGGGCGTGGCCCCAGACTGGTAGCCGGCCGCCGTGAGTCGCGGGATGTTGCTCCCCATCTGGTGGGCCGCCCAGTACACGAGACCCGAGCAGTCGACGCCGGGCGGGATCGAGGATCCGCCCCACACGTAGGTCGCGCCGATAGCCATTCTCGCGGCGTTCACGATGTCGCTAGCGGCCATGGTGGCGGTCTTGCCCTTGAGCCACTCCCCGAAGCCGTCAACCCATCGGCCAGGCAGATTCGCCGCCATGTCGTGGAAGAAACCACTGCCGGGCAGGCCGGCCATGACCGCCTTCATCGGGAGACGGATCAGGTTCTCCACCGCGCCCAGCGGGTCGGAGATGATCGAGGAGACCGCATCCGCCGCACTGGAAATCCAGTCGGTGGCCGTGTTCCACCCCGACTTCGCGGCTCCCTTGATCTTGTCCCAGATACCGCCGTCGGCGAAGGCCGCGAACTTCGCTCCCGTGTCCCCACCGGGGATGTGCGCCCCGCTGGAGCCCCTGGCTGCGGCGTTCATGCGGTGCACGGCCGCGGGGCCACCGACCGCCTTCACCCACTCCGGTCGCATGATCGCCTCGCCACCAGACAGGGCGATCGCGCCGCCGCCGTCGGGCGAGTAGAAGTGGTAGATATCCCGCCCCGGCGAGTATCCGGGCAGCACGCCACCGGACGCGTATCCGGGGATCCCGGAGACGGACGGGAGCCTCATCGACAGGCCCAGCTTCTCCGCAATCGAGTCCGCAGTCTTCTTGATCCCGTCACGGTAGACGGTATTGATGATGAAGTTCACCGGCTTCGCTGCGACCGACTTAACCCCATCCCACACGGTCTGAATGCCGGACTTCATATTCTCGAAAGCCTGCTTGATATTCGTGGTGACCGTATCGAAGATAGGCTTAAGCGTGTCCCGGAACCATGTCGCCACGGTGTTAATCGTGGACTTAATGCCGTCCCAGACGGTCTTCAAGCCATTCCACAGCGTGTCCGCGCCGGACTTGATTCCGTTCCAAACTGTGGAGATGACGGGCTGCACGTAGGTCTGGAACCATGAGACGACCGTGAGCACGGTAGCCTTGATCCCATTCCAGATCGTGACGATCCCATTCCACAGGAATTGGGCGCCCACCTGAATCCCGGTCCACACTGCGGAAATGACCGGCATGACGTAGGCAGTGAACCAATCGGCAACGACCTGCACCGTCGCCTTGATCCCATTCCAAATCGTGACGATCCCATTCCACAGGAACTGTGCCCCAATCTTGATGCCATCCCAGACAGCAGCCAGCACGGGAGCCACGTAGGCGTTGAACCAGTCCACAGCCACACCGACGGCAGCCATGATCCCGTTCCACACCCAGACGATGCCCGCCCACAGGTACTGGGCGCCGGTCTTGATGCCCTCCCAGGCGGCAGCGAGGACAGGCCCAACGTAGGTGACCACCCAGTCCACGACCGTTGAGATCGCAGCCCACCACATCTGGAAGTACAAGACGACGGCGGTAGCCAGGACCCACACGGCAACCTTGATGCCGGTCCACACCCCAGAAAGGACCGGGCCGACGTAAGTGGAGATCCAGTCCACGACCGTCGAGATTGCCGTCATGATCCCGCCCCAGACAGCGCTCACCGCGCCGCTCAGGACCGACCACACGCCACTCAGGACACTCACGGCACCCGAGATCAGCGGCACCACATAGGAGGTGAAGAATCCGCTGACGGCACCCCACACCGTGTTCCAGACCGAGCTGAGCGCGTTCAGGGTCGCGTCCCAGTAGGGGGCGATCCAGTCCAGGAACTTCTTGAACTCGGCGGTGATCGCCGCCCACGCTTTCTTGCCCGTCTCCGTCTGGGTGAAAAACCACGCCAGGGCGGCGACGACGGCGAGGATGGCCGTCACGATGAGGATGTACGGGTTCGCGTTCGAGACCACGTTGAAGGCCGCCTGAGCCTTCTTCGCGGCATCCACGGCCTTCTCCATGGACTGGAGGCTGGTCACCCACTTCAGGACGCTGCCGGCCTGCTTGATCGCGTCAATCGCCTGCGTCGCCTTGTGGAGGGTCCAGAAAGCGCCCGCAGCGGTGCCGACCGTGACGGCCAAGGTGGAGAGCATCCCCTTGTGCTCGATCCCCCAGGAGGTCGCGGTCAGGATGGCGTCGCCGACCTTGACGATGGCGTCACGCAGCCCCTCCAGGAACCCGGTCAGCGGCGAGTTCGGGTCGAGCCCGAACAAGGGCTTGTCCGTCTCCCCGGTGAAGATGATCTCCGTGATGCCCTGCACTGACGGGATCAGCGTGTCGTTAATCCAGGTGCCGGCCTCGATAGTGGCATCACGGACGTTGAAGAGGAAGTCCACCAGGGCGGAGTCCTCTTCGAGTCCGAAGAGCGAATCGGGGCCCTGATAGTCGCCGGAGAACAGGATGCTGGCGACACCCTGGATCCCGGGGATCAGGGTCCCGGTGATCCAATCCCCGGCCGCGCGTGCGGACTCCCCGATCTTGAAGAGGAAGTCAACGATCCCGGAGTCCTCTTCGAGGCCGAAGACCTTGGAGGAGCCGTCAAACTGCCCCTTGGAGAGAATGTCCCACACGCCCTGGATGCCGGGGACGAGGTTGTTCTGGATCCAGTCGAACGCACCCTCGGCCCCCGACGCAACGTTCCCCATGAAGTCCGTCAGGGCGGGCTTGATCTGGTCGACGATACCCATCGCGCCAGACACGAGGGTGGCCTCGAGGTTGCCCCAGGCGCCCTCAATCGTCTTGGTTGACGTCGCCGCTTCCTTGGCGACGTCGGTCATGCCCAGGTCCATCACCGCGGCGTTGAATTCCTCGGCGGTGATTTCGCCTTTCTCCATCGCCTCACGGAAATTGCCGGTGTAAGCGCCGGCTTCAAGGAGGGCCTGCTGGAGTTTCCCGGACGCACCAGGAACAGCGTCAGCGAGCTGGTTGAAGTTCTCGGTGGTGAGTTTCCCCTGACCAGCGGTCTGGGTAAGCACCATGCCGACACTCTTAAATGTTTCGGCGTTACCACCGGCGACGGCGTTGAGGTTTCCGGCCGCCTCGGCAAGTTTGTCGTAGCCGGCGACGTTATTCGACGCGAGTTGGGCGGTGATCGACTGGATATCCGACAGGCCGTAGACGGTCTTGTCTGCGTAGTCCTTCGTGGACTTGGTGAGCCGGTCGACGTCGGCCGCGGACTTGCCGGCGAAGTTCAGGGTGTTCTTGAACTTGTTGGTCGCGTCAGAGGCGGTGATCGCCTGGGTGGCAATGTCCGAGAACCCGGCCGCAAGGCCCACAGCGGACGTAACGGCGAGTGCGCCGGCGGCGATCTTCCCGACCTTACGGAACGCGCCACCAAGGCCGGAGACGATGCTGTTCTCCGCCCGGCTGGTGTTGACGCGGTTGAGCTGCCCCTCGACCTCGCGGGTGAGGTTGGAGCCCGAGATGGCGACCTGAATCCAGGCGGTGCCAATGTTGTAGCCGGCCAATCCAGGTCCTCCTCTATATGCTGGGAGGCCCCACAGCGGCGTGCTGTGGGGCCTCCCTTGTGTTGGTTATGTGCTGGCTTGGGCGGCCAGTTCTGGGTGCCTGGCGAGCCAGCGGCGGGCCTTGGCGTCCTGCCGCTCCTGCGCCTCCCGTGCCTTCTGCTGCCAGCCCGGTTCGGGCGGCTCGGGTGGCTTCGGCAGGTCGGACTGCTTGGCTCCGACGGCGCTGGCGATGTAGCAGCAGATCTGCCAGGCGGCCATCCTGATGGCGGTGACCTCATCGGAGAGGGCGACATCCCCGCCCATCGCGCGCCCCAGGGCTGAGCCGGGCGGGAGGCCCCGGATGAGGACCAGCAGCCGCCTAGGTGTCAGCCGGCCCCGGTAGAGGTCCAGGAGGTCCGCCCCGTACACCCTCAGGAGGTCGGCTTCGATCTCCTCCCCGTGCTCCCGCAGGAGCGCGGGGAGGGCGATCAGTTTCCCGCGTTCAGGGCCTCGAACACCTGCTGCAGGAACTCACCCATGCCGTCGGCGCTGACCTTCCCGTCCTTGCGGACGTGGTTCTTCACCTCGTCATAGGCGTCACCCAGGACGGCCTTGGTGACGCGCATCATCGCAGCGGGGGAGGCGCTGCCGTCCTCCATGGCGGCCAGTGCCTCGATCACCTCCCAGTCGGACTGGAAAGCGGTCGGGTCCACGGCGACGGTGAGTCCGTCGACGGTCACCTCGACGACGCCGCCGCCCTTGGCCTCGGCCTCCTGGAAGTCCTTCGGGGTCGCGGCACCGATCTCGGCGGCACGCTTCCCGGTCTCACTGGTCTTCTTGCTAGTCATCTGTCGGTCCCTTTCAGCGTTGGCGGTCCCAGGTGTGTGGTGACCCCACCCCGGCGCAGGGACCGACCATCCGCGCCGGGGCAGGGAGAATGAGGGCCTATCAGGCCGGGATCAGCGACTTCGCGTTGCTGTAGATGGTGTAGTCACCCAGCACCGAGAGCTTGTAGGACCAAGCCGTCAGTTCGCCCACCTTGAAGGCGACCTCGCCGCGCTCACCCAGTTCCAGGCGGGGGAAGACGATCCGCATACGGGTGCGAGCGTCCCCGGTGGAGGCGGTGTCGAAGACATCGAGGACGCCGGACAGGACGGTCACCGTGCGCTGCGCCTTCGCCGTCAGTTTGGCGACGTCCGTCTTCTGCGGGCCGGCCCCGATCTGCTCCTGAATCTTCTCCGCCTTGGCGTTCAGGAAGCGGGTCACGATGCCCAACTTCGACTCCAGGAGGGCAGCCTCCAGGCCAGTCTCCGAGGAATCCATGAACGTGCGAACCACGCCATGGCCTTGGTGGCCTTTAATCTTGGTTACGGAGTCGTCCATCGTCAGCTTGATACCGTCGTCGGACAGCCACCCGCAGTCCTCAAGTGCTGCGGGAATCTGGGTCGTGAGCCCCTGAATCTTGGTGGCGAGGGCGGGGTCGTAGGGGCCCAGGAAGAGTGAGTCGTCGTCCGACCCGAAACCGAGCACATTGTCGGCGTTGACAGCCATTCTGTCTCCTTAAGAATTCCGTGTGGTGATCTGGTAGGTCGCGGTCGCCCTGGCCGCTGTGATGGTCGGATCAGGTGACTCGGCGGGCGCGTTCCCGGTCACTCGCGTCACCGGGTAGTCGCTGCCCGCCGTGAGGGCGTTTATTACGGCGTCAACACGAAGGGCCAGGCTCATTGCCTGGCCCGTAGTTGGCGCGAAGGAATCGATGGTGACCTGCCCGGTGGAGAGCACCCGGTGGTGCTGGCCCTGGCCGCCCGTAGCGATCACCAGGACCAGCGGCCCCGGCGGGTCACCGCTCTCGAAGGGGACGGTGGACACCACCTGCACATCGGTCAGGGCGGCCTTCAGTGCCGCCATCACCAGGGCCTTCGTGTCCCTGGAAGTGCCGGCCATCAGCCACCGCCTCCCCCGCCGTAGACGCGCTCCAGGACGTGCTTACGGGCCTGCCTCAGGCCCGCCTCGCGGGTGCCGGCACGCACGTAGGCGCGGGCACGCGACGTCGTAGAGGAGTGCACCTTGAAGCCCTCCCCCGCGCGCTCGGCGAGCCCCTTCGCGGCCCCGTTGACGGCGTTCTGTGCCTCGCGGGACTGGAGCATCTGGGCGACGCCCGGCCCGTTGAGCCGGAACTTGATCTTCCCCATCAGGCACCCCCCGTCTGTCTTGGGTCGGTGGCTGCGTGGAGCGTGACCACGGATCCTTTGGGCCAGCGCGCCGGGGCGCCCTCGACGCGGTACGTGGTGCCTGCGACGCGCAGGAGGTCGCTGGAGCGGATGTCCGGGTGCTTGCCGCGCCAGTACAGGGTCGGCTGGCTGACGACCGGCAGAGAGCCGGCAGTGACCGGCTCGCTCGTGCCGCCAGGGTTGAACAGGGCGGGCGGCAGGGGCGTCTCCACGACCGGTCCGGGGACAGCCTCACCGTACTGGTCGCGCCCACCGTCACCCGCCCTGAGCCTCATCACGGCGACCAGGCCGGCCGCGATCACGGGGCCACCGCCGGAGCCAGCAGATCAACCTCGAACGCCGCCGACCGCCGGCCACCCAGTTGCTTCAACTCAGCCGCCCGCAGGAACAGGTCACCCTCAGGGTTCGCGTAGGTCCATTGATCGGTGAACGGCCCCGTCGTGTGCATCTCCCCAGACACGAGGCCCCGCGGCTCCGGGAGCCCATCAGCAGCCCCCTGCTCAGCCTGGAGCGCACGCTTCACGACCGCGCAGCAGACCCGACTCAGAGTCCGCAGAGACGCGTGCTGCCACCTTGGTGCGGACGCCTTGATGAGGTCCGTCGCGTCCTCCAGCAGCACCGCGGCCCGCTTCCGCTCCTGCTCGCTCAGGCCACGCCACCGCGCCTCCAGGTCCTCCACCGTGGCGAAGACGTCAGCCATTCTTGCCCCGCTTCGGGGACTCCTCCTCGGGCGGAGCGGTGTCCTCGGGGGCCGTGGGCTCCTTGGGAGACTCAGGGTCCTCGGGGCTGGTCTCGGCGTGCTCGCCACCAATATCGGCGGCGTCGATACCCCACTCCTCCAGGAGCGGGGAGAGAGCCTGCATCGTGGCCTCATCCACCTCGGCCACCCCATCCACGAACTCAACGCGCGGGGTAGTCACCAACAGCGACGGGTGCTTGTGGCAAGTGATCCTCATGATTCCCTCTCTCTCAGGGCCAGCAGGGGCGCCCCACGCAATGCAGGGCGCCCCCAAGCCGGTCAGCCAGCAGCCACCGTCAGGCAGCCGTGAGCCTTCTCATTGCCGTACTCCAGGCCGATCTCCCCGTAGAGCTGCACGTCATCCGACGCGCCGGTCTTCGCCAGCGGCTCCGCGAAGAAGTGCCCCTTGTCTGGGATCTCCATGAAGACCGGAGACAGCTGCTCCAGGGATGCGACGATCAGCTTCGTAGCCGGCACGTACCGGTTGAGCATGATGTTCAGGGCCCCGAAGTCGGTCTCGATGGTCTTCAGGTTGACGCCGCCAACATTGCGGGACGCCTCCTGGTACTTCGCCTCCTTGATGAAGATGCGAGTCAGGGCGCGCTTCAGCGTGGAGTTCACGATGAGGGTGCGGGTCTCGCCCTCCTGGAGGCCGCCGCTGTTCCAGACCTTCTCGATGAGGTCAACGACGTCAGCCTCAGTGAGTTCGCTCGCCTTGTGGGTGGTGGTCGCCACATTCGTGGTGATCGCCTCGATGAGGCCGCGAGTCTTGCGGGGTGTCTGGTTGTCCGTCGGCTTGGCGTACTTCCCCGTGATGAAGGTCTTCTCGACGTCGCGGCCAATCTGCTTCAGCTGGGCGCTGATCTGGAAAGCCAGTTCGTCGGCAGGAAGGACGGTGCCGCCGATGGTGACAGTGGTCGCCCCGGTCGCCGGGGTTACCTGCTTGGTTGCGCCCTGCCGGGTGTAGGAGACGGACACGGCCTCCTGGTGGATCTCGGTGACGTTGGAGGCTGCGAAGCGCTTGCGGGCCTCGAAACTGGGGGCCTTCGCGCCCTCGGTGCGCTGGCGGCCATCCTCGGCGTCGCGCAGGTCGTAGCCGGACCAGGACCACTCGGTCCCGCCGATTGACTTGCCGCCGGTCAGGCCACCAATGGAGGACAGCAGCGGCGTGTCCTCAGGGCTGGCGGCGAACAGTTCGCCGACGTAGTTGGGGCATGAGTAGGTGGTTGCCATTCCGGTGATTCCGGGCATGGTCATTCCTTTCGTTCGTGATGGCTCATCAGTGGGAGCCGAGCTTCAGGGCCTTCAGGGAGGCCGTGAGTGTCCGGTCCCCGGCCGCTTCGGCTGCGGCGATACGCTCATCGAGGGATGCGGCTCCCGCGCCGGGCGGGTTGCCGTGATGGCGGACGACCGGCTGGGTGGGGGCCTCGGCGGGCTTGGCCTGCTCGGTGGCCCACGCCTTGACCTGCTCGGCCCAGGCGGCGGGGTCGTCGCCGGGGCCGGCGAGAATGTCGACGGGGACGCCCGTCTTAGCGGCGACCTCGGCGCGCTCCTTCTCGGCCCGCATCGCGGCAAGGTCGGCCTGAAGCGACTTCAGGGTCTCGGCCTGCTTCTGGGCCTCGGTCTTGCCTGCGTCCTCAGCGGCCTTGATCTGGGCTGCGAGGTCGTTGGCGCGCTTCTCGGCCTCCTTGCGGGCGGCGCGCTCGGCGGCTAGGGCCTTCTTCCCTGCGTCTCCGAGCGTGTCGGTGGCGTCGCCCGTCGCGGGCGCCTCCCCCGTGGTCTCGGCGGGCTCGGTCGGCTCCGTGGCCTTGGCGGTCTTGTCCATTGGGTTCTCCCTCGGTGATAGGTGCCATCGCGGCACGACAAAGCCCCCACCATCGCGGCAGGGGCTCGGTAGGTGTTTGGTCACTCGGCGGGGGTAACCCCGTCAGTGAAAGACTCAGGTGACAGGCGGCGCATCTCGGCGGTGATCGCCTTGTCATCGACGGCGGCACCGGACGCCTTCACGGCGGCCCTGGCCTTGTCATAGGTGGCGCGCAGGACCCTCGGGTCGTAGCCGTCGATACGGGGCTTCTGCCCCTTCCACAGTGGCGTCGGGACGCAGTGGCAGTCATGGTGGTAGGAGTGCCCCTCACCGCCAGCCGTCGCCTTCGTCGCGTAGACGAAACCGCGGCTGGCGAGCATCGAGCACCAGGCGCAGCAGCCACCAGGACCAGGCACGCGCGCCCACCTCGGGCGGGCAGGGTCAGCGGCCGCACTCATCTCCACAGTCCGCTTCCCCTGCGCGACGATCGAACGCGTCAGGTGGTTCCGCAGCTTGTCGAGCGTGTCCTCAGGGTCCCCGTCAAACAAGCCCTTGGCGGCCCACCGCGTGGTCCGCTCCACCTGCTCGGGCGACAGCCCATCGGCCAGGACGGCAGTGAACCCGTCGCCAGCGGCGGACACGTCACGCAGCGCGTCATACCAGTCAGCGGCAGACGCGGCCGAGACGTCCCCGTACCGGGTCAGCAGCCGGTCCATGACCTCACCGAGCGCGTCGCGCGCCACGGCAGGGTCAAGGGCTGCCAGGTCCAGGCGTGCGGCGAAGGCGTCGAAGTCCCTCACTGCCATGTCGGCCGTCTGCCCCAGCGCCTTGTCCAGGCGCTCCAGGTCAGCCCGCGTCGCCACCAGCGGTCACCCCGTCCGGGGGCGACGCGGGCTCCTCCGGCGCGGTCGCTGCCGGGGCGGGCGTGGACGCCAGCAGACGATCCAGCACCCCACCAGCCTTCGCCCGCTTGATCTGCGACCTGATACGCACAATCTGCTCGGCGCTGTACCCCAGTTCCTCCAGGGCCACGTCAGTCTGAGCAAGCTCCGGGATCGCGCTGATCTGCTTGACCACGGCGTCGGACTGGCTGACAACGGACGGCATGGCCGGGTTGCGCCACCTCGTGGCGAGGTTGCGCACCTCGTCGCCCATCTCCGTCGCGGGGATCCCGTCACGCAGGCAGATCGCGTCCTGCACGATCCGGTTCAGGCCGTAGCCGATGCTGCGCGTGGTGTTCTGCGCCTCGATCACCAGGTCTTCCTTGGCGGCGTAGATCGCCTCGGCGCTACTCGGGTTGTCCTGGACGATGCCGAGCGCGGAAATCGGCAGCGACGTCGCCGAAGCGAACTCCGCCGCCAGGGCGCGCTTCATCGCCAAGAACGGCTCCATGGACTGCTGTGGGATCACCTGCAGGTCGGGCTTGTCCCCGTCCTCATCCTTCGGCAGGGACTTCAGGCGCCCCATGTACCAGGACCAGAGCGGCACCTTGTCGCCCTGGGCGTTCTGAAACATCGTCTCATCCGCGCCCAGCAGCAGCAGCGCCGGGGCCGCATACAGGTCCGAGGACACCTCCGTGCGGAAGCCGGCACGTACCACGCGGTCCGTGATCGACATGACCTCACGGCTGATACGCGACCGCCCAAACGGGCGACCGAGCGCGGGCCGGTACGGCAGTGGCTCCATTGGGACCCGCCCCAGGGAGTGATCCATCCTCGCGACGGCCACCCAACCCCGGTCCCCCAGGGCCAGGCGAGTGACGTGCTCGGACGTCAGCAGTAGCACCGACGTCGGCTTGCCGTTGTCGTCAGCGGAGTCCACCAGCAGGCCAGCCTCAAGGCCCCTACGGCGCACGTCCCACAGGCCCGTCGCCCACAGGGCATCAGCGCCCGTCACAACCACGTCGGGGTCCCCCGCGGCCGGGTCCCCCGGCAGGGCGACGACGAAACTACAGCAGTAGGTCAAGGTGGCGTCCACGAGCTCGGGCACCAGCAGGTCAAAGCGGTTCTCGTGCAGCAGCGACATGGCCCCTAGGGGGTCCTCTTCGCCCGACGGCGACGTCACACCATCCCACATGCAGCGCGACGCCAGCGACGTGACCGCCTTATCCGGCCAGCCACACACGATGTCCAACTGGTCCCGCATGTAGGGCGGCACCGAGGCGCCCAGGAAGGCGACGTTCACCTGCATGTCCCGATACTGGCGGCGCAGCGCGTTCCGCGACCGCTTAGCCTGCCACTGCTTGATGAGCCGAACCATGAGGGCGGCGTCATCCTCGGCGAGCCCGCGGACGTCGGTAGGGACAGGGGCGTAGTAGGCCCGGAAGTCCATCACATCACCACCCCCACGCGGGCACCGGCGATCTCTCGCGGCCGCCTCTTCGTTGTCTTCGCGGCCCAATGGGCCAGTGTCAGTGCATCCATCCCGGCGGAGGTCATCCCCTCCGGGGCGGTCCAGCCGAACCCGCCGCCCGCGCCGATCTTCCGGCGGGAGATGACGGCGGCCTCAGCCTCTAGCTCGGCGTCGTCCGGGTGCGACAGGGACCGGTCCCGGATCGCAGCGTCCATCATCGCGTGAGCGCTGATGACCTGATCCGTCGTCGGCGTCCAAATCACCTTCGGACTGAACCCCGCGGCACGGAGCCGATCAACCAGGTCGCCGGCACCGGACTTGCCGTCCACGACGATCTGCGCCCACCGATCCCGGTGCTCAGTGAGGTAGTCCAGGATCCAGTGCACGCCCTCACCCATGTTCCGCACCCCCTGCGAGGTACACAACTGGCCGAAGACCGCCTCGCTCTTACGCTCAGGCTTCCGGCCGGCACGGGCCAGCGCCACCGTGGAGCCATCCACCGAGAACCTCACGGCAGCGCACCAGCGCAGCCCAGACGGGGCGTCATCCACCGTCAGCGCGTTCCACGCCTCACGGCCAATCGCCTGAGACGCGACCTCCGGATCCCAGATACCCAGACCCTCACGCCGGAACGACTCAGGCCCCAGTTGCCGCTTCATCCGCAGGATCGCCGACTCCGGCGTCCGGTGCGGGAACGACGGGTTCGCCTTCCGCCACTGCTTCCTGTCGTCCGGATCTGCGTCATCATCCGCGCCAATCTCGACATACAGGCCATCAGCCAGTTCGCCGGCCAGCGCCGCCTTACGGAAGCCACTGAACGCCTCACTCGGGTCCGTCGGCCTCGGCGGCGTACCCAAGCGCAGGATCAACGGATTCGGGGCCGTGTTCACCGCAGGCACCATGTCATCCAGGGCCTTCTGCCCGAGAATCTGCGCCTCATCGAAGACCAGGATGTCCACCCCGGCGAAGCCGCGGCCGAAGCCGCCCTCCCTCGCGCCGAAGAGGATGCGACTGCCGTTGGTGAAGGTGATCTCCTGCTGGCCGTTCGCGGCGCGGACGTTGGCGATGTAGGGGGCGATCTCCGGCTTGCTGGCGAGGCCCCGCATCGACGCGAACGTCTCATCCGCCGTCCTCGTCCTGTGCGCCGTCCAGAGGACGAACAGCCCTTCATTCAAGGTGCATAGGGCGAAAACGATCGAGCCGATCGTGTACGTCTTGCCCACCTGCCGCGGCATCGAAATCTGAACGCCGTCGATACTGGCTGCGTAGAGGCCGCTATCCCGCTTCGCGAGAATCCCGCGCCCCAGCCCGTCCTGCCAGCGGTCAAAGCCGAGTGCGAAGAGCTTGCAGCGGTCACGCACGCGCGGCCAGCCCGTGGACGTGATGCCCTCGGGCAGGATCAAGTGCTTGGCGATGTCGGAAAGGCGGGGCTCAGATGTCGCCGAGCCCATCCTCATCCTCCGTCGCCTCAGTCGCCGTCTGTCGCTCGCGCTCCTCGCGAGCCAGGTCAATCTCCCGGATCGACTTGTCTACCTCGATGAGGCGGCGCGATAGGGCAGCCAGGTCGCGCGGGGGCGTATCAGGGGCACTCACCGCGGCCGCGAGACGACGACGGAGCGCCACCATCACGTCCCTATTGTCCCCGTGCTCAGTCGCGTCCAGGACGCTCATGGGGGCCTGAGGGGCCGTCTCATCGTCCCTCACGGCGCGGAGCTTGCGTGCGGCACCCATAAGCACCCCCTTGGGAAAAAACAGTGGGGAGAGATGCCGCTATACCCACGGGGGTGCGAGAGCGGGGGACGGGAGGGTATTCCCCCCTGTCCCGGCGTTTCTGGCGGCTACTCTACCAGGTTTCTGTGTCGGTTGTCTGTTGGATTCTGGTTGGCTGATTGTGTTTGCGTTTCGGTGGCCGTGGCTTTCTGCCGTTTCCTTTTTTCTGGTTGCATTTGCGGCAGATAATTTGGATATTCTCTAATGAGTCGTTTCCGCCTCGACTGTGAGGCACGATGTGGTCGGCCTCAGGGCTACTAGGCAGTAGGCCAGCGTCCCAGGTGAGGCGGACGTGACAGAGTGGACAGTGCTCTAGTCCTGCGGCTCGCGCGCTGCGCTTAGCTGCGGCGGAGTTCCTGAGCCAACGTGTGGTGCCAGTGCGTGAGGTGGTCACGTGTCCTCCTCGCGCGTGTGCGCACGCGGGCCGCGTCGTGCTGCTGTGCACGTGCGGCCCGCGTCGCTTCTCCCCATTCCCTTCTCCCCCGAAGGGTAGGCAGCAGTGGAGCCCAGTCGTCTCGTGGACGGCTGGGCTCTGACACTTTGCCTATGTTCGTATGATGCGCGTTTCAGTGTGGGCGTGCAAGTGGTGGCCGTGCTTGGCGTGTTGCGGTTGGGTCACAGGCTGGGGTGTGTTTGTTGTGGGGTACCCCCATTGTCGATACCCCCTCCCCTTGTGTTGACACCCCCACCCCCTTGCTTGACGGGGGTGCCCCTGTTTTGCGTGGGGGTGGGGTGTTTGTTGCAGCCCCCCTCTTTATTGTGGCCTACCCCACTGCTTGTGTGCACCCCCTGGGCTTGCTTTCATTGTGTATGGCGACATACACTTAAGCCATCGGGAACGCCCGATACCCCAACTACATAGAGAGGAGGAACCGTGATCGACCGGATCATCTCGGTAGCGAGCCTCATCGGAACGATGATCTCGATCTGGCTCGCCATCCCGCGTCGCGGCCACGGCCGCCACCGCAAGGATGACTGAGTAGGCGGCGGGGATTGAAAGCAGAACTGGTGCCTTCAATCCCCGCCCATCCGGCAAGGATACCGCTCCCCCTCCCAGGAAGGAACACCACATGACCGCCACCGACCACCGTCGCCGCCTCGCCTTCATGACCGCCGTCGCAAGCGCCGACCTCGCCCTCGGCGGCATCCTCGCCAGCCTCGGCGCTGACGCCATCAGCTGGGGCGTGTGGGGCGTGAGCCTCACCCTCGCCCTGGCCGGCGTCGCCATCATCGCCCGACAGAACCACTGACCATCCCCCTGCCCGGCCCTCATCTCGGGGGCCGGGCCTGACCTGGAAGGAGTAGCGATGAGCGCTGAGGATGTCCCGAGCTTGATGGAACTGGATCGCCTGCGTTGTGAGGTGGAGGCGGTTCGTGAGGCGCTGGCTGAGGTTGAGGATCGGCGTCGGGCTGCGGCGGTTGCTGCGGTTCGGGGCGGGAAGGGTAAGCGTCCGGTGGCGCTGGCTGCGGGGGTGACTCGGCAGACGCTGGACAAGTGGCTGGGAGACTGGAAGCGCAAGCGCTAGGAGAACACGGGAGGCGCCCCACCGGTTTGGTGGGGCGCCTTCGTCATGCTCGGAGGACCAGTAGTGGCCCTTCCTCTCTTGGGTGGTCCGGGAGCCTCATGGTGGCGTATCCGGGCCCGAAGGGGATGGCTTTGGCTGGCAGCCTGCCGGGCCGGTTGACGGCGATGGCTACGCGTGCGATCGCGCCTGCTAGGCGGTCCCACTCGGCGTCCTCGGCGTCGCGTTTGGCTTGCTCTTCGGCGCTCGCGGCCACCCAGGGCGCTTCGGCCCATGGGTGCACGATCTCGATGTCACTCACTTCATGTCTCCGATGGTGTCTCGAGCTTCGGTGAGCATGCCGATGACGTGATCGATGATGGCTTTGGCGTCCGGGGCTGGGAGTGCGGCTGCGATGCCTGCGACGGCGGTGGCGTGGCCCATGGCGACTACGGTCAGGCTCTTCTTGGCGGTTTCCTCGGCGAGTTCGGTGAGGGCCAGTTTGACTTCCTCGGGTGTCATGCTGCCTTGTCCTTTCTGCGTGCGGCGGCGGCGAGTAGGTCGCCGACGTGGTATCGGCCGTCTGCATCGGTGAGGTGGCCGCGGTGTTTCCAGAGTCGGATAGTGCCGGGCCTCGTGGGGTATCCGGCTTGGGTGAGGAGTCGGGCGCCTTCGTCGGGGGTGACTAGCCAGTCGGCGGCCGCCTCCAGGTGGGACTGGAGGAGGGGCTGCAACTCCCACTGGGTGTCGCAGGCCGGGCATCGCGCCCACGAGGATCCCGCCGCGGCGTAGATGGGCTGGTCGCAGACGCCCCGGTCCCCCAGGTCGGTGAGGCACCGCCCGTAGAACCGGTGGTCCTCGGGGACGTCCACGAGCGCCGTGAGCGCCCGGATGGCGGCCAGGACCTCGGGGATGAGGGCGGCTAGCTCGGGCCGGCCGGGGTGCGCTGATGCGCCCCTGAACGCCCATGAGACGTCCGTCCACGTCTGCGGGGTGGTGGTCCCGAGGAGGTCGTGCGCCACCCACTTCGCCCACTTCAGTAGCGTGCGCTCGTGGGCGCTCGCGGCCTGGACGATGCCCAAGCGGACCGGGGGGCGGCTGCATGGGGTGACGCTGACCCCGCCGCCTTGGCCGCGCCGGAGCCCGGCCTTAGCGGCGTCCAGGGCATCCATGAGCGCCACGATGCCCTGTGCGGCTTCGTCGAGCCGCTGGCAGGCCGTCACGCTCACGTACCGGTCGCCCCGCAGCGGCTCCCCCGTCACCGGGCAGGAACGGGCCTCGGTGCTCACGCCAGGAACCCCACGGCGACGGGGACGCGGATCTCCCCACGCCACTCATCCAACGGTGCCACCATGCCAACGTCCTGCCCGTCGGCGACCTCACGACGAATGAGATCCGGGTTGAGGACGTCAGCAAGGTCCGCGAGCTTCTCCCCGCCGATGGTGACCTGCCCGTCACGGATCGCAAGGATGACCGCCGCCGGGTACTGGTCAGTCATGGGTGTCCTCCTTCGTCGAGGTAGCGATCTGCTGGAGAGCGGCCTCTGCCTTCTCGACACGCCCCCGGAGCCTGCGGACCTCCGCATAGGCGAACCCGAGCGCGATATACAGGAAGAACACCTGGAGCCAATCAAGCCAGTTCACTTGTCCTCCTCCTCTTCGATGGTCTGGGCGGCCCAGGCGAGGGCGTAGGCACCGGCGTCGATGAGGTCATGACGCGGCGAGAAGTTATCGCACAGGGCGGTAGTCACGTCCCCTACGAGGGCGGAGAGGACGATGAAGCTTCCTGGGTCGGAAAGCACCTTGGTCCTCTCTCGTGCGGCCTCCAGGGAGTCGCGGCGCGGGTTCTCGAGGTCGGCCCAGTCGACGCAGATGCGGGCGACCATGGTGAGTGGGGCGGTCTTGCGGGTTGCGCTCTGGACGCTGGCGAGGGAGTCCAGGAGGAGCGAGAGGCGTTCCTCCTGAGTGGACTCGGCGTCGATCATCCTGCCGCCCTCGATGTCCTTGACCCTGGTGACGGCCCGGTCGAGTGGGCTGGGCTTGTCGGCGGTCAGGCAGGAGAGGACTTCCAGGAGGGGCGGCTCCAGGGACTCGATCACGTCGATTCCCCGGAACGCGTCCTGTAGGCGTTTGAGCGCGGCGGTGGGGACGGCCGTGACCTCCTCCCAGGCGTCGATACTGTCGCCCGCGTCGCGCAGCAGCGTCGCCCCGTCGACCAGGTAATCGCCGCCAGCGTCGCGGATGGCATAGGCGTCTCGAATATGGCGGCCCCCGAAAGCGGTAGCGCGGCGGACTCGGATAATCGGCCCTACGGGCCAGTTGTTGTTGCTCATGGGTCAGCCTCCGATGATTGCGCGCCAGGTGGCGACGATGATCCAGGCGATGACGCTGATGACGGCGAAGGCGGCGGTGAGGGCGAGGGTGAGGCCGACGGCCTGTCCGAGGCGCTGACCGAACGTGGGGGTGGGTTTCATGGGTTCTCCTAGGGTTGAGCGGGATTCTGGTGGGTTGGGGTGGTGGCTGGCCCCGGCCCAGCAGTCGGGGCCAGCCGTTGGGTTTAGAAGGGGGGCTCGCTGGTGGGGGCGCCCCCGGTCCCCCACGGGTCCTGCGCCGCCGCGGGGACGTTCCCCGAACCGAACGCCGCCGGCTGAGCGGGCTGGCCGTGCTGGGTGGGCTTCGGGTGCAGCCCCCAGGTGTCCACGTTCAGGTTCAGGGCCGCGGCCGGCTGGCCGTCGTTCCCGGCCCAGGCGCGCACACTAGGCCGGCCGGTGAGGGTGAGGAGCTGGCCTTTCTGGACGTGCTCACAGAAGGTCTCCGCCTGGTCTCCCCACACGCTGGCTCGCACCCACACGGTGTCACCGGCGTCAATCCATTGGCCTGTCTGCTGGTCGTATCGGCGGGGAGTGTAGGGGACGCTGACATTTGCGACGGGTTTCCCGGATTGCGTGAATCGCATTTCAGGGTCTGCGGCCGCGTACCCGGTGACCGTCATTTCAAGTTGGGGCCTTGCAGCCATTTCCTGTTCCTTCCTGGGGAGTGGTCATATTGTCGTGTTTTCGCATAGCATTGTCGAATTGGGACACGCCGGGGCGAGATATTCCGCGATCAAATCCGCGTCGAAATCAATCAGCCGAATCGGAATGATTTCGTCGTTACCAGCCATGAGCATCTCCCACGGGGTCATTTCGCCCCATTCGGTTCGATACGCTCCCACGTTTAGGGCCGGTCCGTGACGACGGCGACGTCTCCGCTTACCTGCATCTTCGTCTCCGAGGGGATCGTGAGGCGGACAACGCCGCGCCCACGCGGCGGCAGGCCGGAGATAGAGGTGAACCGCACGTCACCGTAGGTCTCGATCCTGACCGAGCTAGCGGCGACCGTGAGCCGCTCGATAGTCCCGTCGGGGTCATGAATGAGGTCGATGGTGGTGTTCGGTTCCAGGGCTGTCTTGGTGATTTCGAGGAGGGTGCGCAGGTCGTTGACCAGGGCGCGTTCTGCGTCAAAGTCGTAGCCGCCGCGGTAACCTTCCCCCTCCTCCCAGGTGGCGAGGTTCCGCTCGATGTCCTCAATGGCCTGCTTTGCGGTCAGTTCGTCACTCATTGGTGTTCTCCTCAGGGTTCCAGACGATGGTGTAGGGGGCGCGGTTGTTTTCGGCGAGGGATGGGGTGTAGTCGTCGAAGCGGGCGATGTTCCATTCGTCATCCGCCTTGATAAGCGGGTGGCCGCCGCGGTCGATGACGACGGTCCCAGTGGGCAGGTCACTGCCGTCACCCTCTACCGCGCGCGGGGCGTGCGCCTCGAAGACAGCCGCGCGCTTCTCCGCAGCCCTGAGGTATGCCTCGGTGAGGTTTATGTGCATGATGAGGGCTCGGCAACTCTTGCAGAGATCGGCGACACGTGTCGGCCAGTCCTCGCCGTTCTCGGCACGAATCACGACGTTCTGAATGGAGTCGATGGAGCGGGCGTCAAACGGGTCATACGAGATACTCACCGCTCCCCTCCGTCCTGGTAGCGGGTGAGCCAGGCGAGGGCGAGGGCGCCTACCTGGGTGACTTCGGCGATGGTGTCGGCGTTGTGGCCCGTGGTGTTGGCGTTGTCGTAGGTGAGGGCGGCAGCCACCTCCCCCACCTCCTCCGCCAGGGCGTAGAAGCGGGTCTCGTCCGTGTGGCCGTCGCAGTCGAGGGTCATCCCTGGGTGCTTGACGGCGGCCCGCTCCCACTCGGCGACGAACGCAGCCGCCGGGTCGTCGACGTCGAGACCAATGAGGATCGACGCTGCATCAGCCGCGACGAAGCGGAGCGACCCAGCGATAGCGTCGCGCCGCTTACTCTCGGGCATGGCTTCGCGGCCGTCGTTCTCGCCGATGATCGCCGCCCCAGCGAGGGCGAGATGCAGGTTCCAGCGAGAGACCGAATAGAGAATCGGCTGCCTGATGAGCCCCGCAGTAGTCGCGATCTCCTTGGCTGTCTTAGCGAACGGGCATGTGGTCATGGGGTTTCCTTCCGGTGGGTGTGGGTGATGAGGATGAGGGTGATGAGGAGGATGGTCATGCCACCTCCCGCGGGTGGTTGGGGCAGACGACTTCGCCGTCCATGTCGTCGGTGATCTCCCAGCCGAGGCGGTCAGCGATGGAGTGCGCGACGCTAAGGAGGTTGACGCACCGGTCCATGTCGGCGGGGCCTTCGGGGAAGTCGATCCGCTCCTCACAGCCGGGCCAGTCGCAGGACATCGACACGTAGGCGCGCCGAACCGGGACGACCTGGATCATCGCGACCTCGCCTCCACCAAGACGCACCCCAAGCCGAGGAGGGAGACAGCGCAGAGGTAGGAGAGCCCGAGGCCAGCTAGCCACTTCACCCACATCGCGACCGCTAAGGTGCGCACCAGCATGGCAAGGGCCATGAATACGCCGAGCACGCACACTGCGACGAAGACAGACAGGCAGAGCCCCAGGAAGTCGCGTGCACCCATCTCACTGCCCCCCGTCCTGGAAGAGGTCGGCGGGGTCGGGGTACTGCTGGGGCTGCTCGACGGCCGGCGTCAGGCGGCGCCCGCCGCCGTCCACGCCCAGGTCACGCATGAGCCCATCAACCGTGAACCCCTGAATCGGGAGATGCTGCCCCTGGGCGGCCTTCACCTTCAGCGACCGCAGCCCCGTCAGGTACGTCTCCCCGGGCGCCCGCATCTCCACGGTCCCCGTCACCTCGAACGGGAGAGACTTCTCCGCACGCACCTTCCACGTCTTGTCCGTCGTCGGCCGCCCGTTCGCCATCACCGTCACCTGCTCCAGGCGGGCAGTCACGAGCACGGGGCCGGGGTGCGAGTTGAGGGCGGTCACGAGCTTGCGCCACTGCCGCTTCGCCGTGTTCCACTGGTCGATCGTCATGGAAGACTTGCCGCGGCGGATGGTGACGGCCTCCTGCTCTCCGATGAGCATGTCCCAGACGTTGGTGATGGAATCGACGACGATGCAGTTCGGCTTCCCGGCCCGGGTGGGTTCGGCGCTGGCGTCTCGGACGGCCTGGAGGATGGACGCCATGGTGCCGTCGTGCTCGACGATCTCGTAGCGGGCGCCCGGCAGGGACCCGTACATGTCGGCGTCGGATTCGCCGACCTCGATCCAGAACGTGCGGCCGATCAGGTCGGAGGCACTGAACGCGGCGGCGGCATAGGACTTGCCGGACTTCTCCGCACCGGCGAGGAGGAGGAACGGCCAGGAGACCTGCCCGGTCGGCTTGCGTGTCTTGAGAGCCATGGTCAGTCCTTGTCTGAGTCGAGGTAGTAGGCGGGGGCGGAGATCTGGTGGACTTCGGCGGGGATACCAGGCCAGTCCCCCGATTCGAGGCAGTCCCGGTACAGGCGCAGCGCCTTCTCCACCTTCGTCTTTCCGAGGTCGTCGAAGCTCCAATCCATCTCGCAGACGCTCACGAGGTATGGGGGGCGTTTGGAGACGACGACGTGGAGGAAGCGGGCGTCCTCGCTGGTGAGGTCACGCCAGATGCGCCGGTACCAGGCTCGCTGCACGTCGTACCCGTAGCGGGCTGCCGCCCTCGTGAAGGCGTCGGGCTGGGCGTCGTCCGTGGTTTTCAGGTCCACCAGGACGTGCGCACCGTCCCCGCCGGTGGGGGGCATGATCCAGTCGAGGCGGCCACGCATCCACACGCCGGTTCCGGGGTCCTCGTTGAAGACGCTGACCTCGGGGTCCCCGTCGGCGAAGATGCGGCGGCACAGGGGGTGCTCTGTGACGGCGGCGGCGCAGTCGTGGATGGCGTCGTAGACGTCCGCCTTCAACGGGATCCCGCCGTCGGCGCGGACGGCCTCAGCCCACTCTCGGGCCGCCTTCGTCCCCGTCGAACCGGACGCGGACAGCACGCCCTCCGGATAGCACTCCAGGTGCGCGCCCACGCCAAGCACGAGCGAGTGGACGGCGCTCCCAAAGTCGAACTCGGGGCGGGGGGCTCGCGGGCTGTTCCTGTAGTGGTGGAGGGCTGCGGGGGCGTCCAGGATCATCTTGGCTTCGGTGGAGGACAGGGAGCGGTGGGGGGTGGGGTCGGAGTGGTACCACTGCTCGTCGAGGCCGTGATAGATGCCGGGCTTGTCGATGATGAGGTTCATAGTGGGTAGGTCCTTACGCGGCTGGGCGTGGGTGCTGGGGAGACGCAGGGGTGGCCGGCGGCGGCGAGTTCAGCGACGGTGGGGTACTTCCTGACCTTGGGGGCAGGCTTGGCGGTGACTCCGCGGGTGGAGCACGACTTGCACAGGCCGTGCTTGGAGACTGGGACGGTGCCGGGCATGTCTGCGAGCTTGATCCGGGTTGGGCGAATGCGGCGATGGCAGCCTTCGCAGTAGTGGGGGACGCTCCAGTCGATCGCGCCGGGCCGGGGGCGGGGTGTGGCGCTCACTGGAGGTACCTCCCGTCCTTGACCATGTTCGCGGACGTGAGGACGTCGCTGATAGCGCCGTCGAGTGCAGCGAGGGGGCCGCTGACGGCGATCTCTGCTAGGTCCCGGAGTGCCAGGTCCTCGACGGCTACGAGGTTGACCCACTTGCGGATCTGGTCGCCGCGGGACTGCTTGACGAGCCGGGACCGGACACCCCGGTAGTGGCCCTCGGGGGTGCGGAGGAGGATCTGCCCGGCGATGGGCTTGGCGGTCATGTCGCCGGGCTGGCCGGTGGCGTGACGTTCTCCGTCGACGACGAGGATCATGGGGGCGGTGGGCCACGGCGCGGGCCGCTCGGGGGCGGACTCAAGGAGGGTCACGCGGGGGTTGTAGGCGATGGCCTCTGCCGTGTCCTCAGTGGCCCGCTGAGCGTGCCAGACACCATGCGGGTCCTTGTAGGCGACGACATCGCCAGGCTTCGGCTGGTAGTGGTCACTCACTGGTCGCCCCTCTCGGTGATTCGGATGAGGCAGTGCTCCTTGCGGATGAGGCCGGTGGGGAGGGAGCCGACGTGCTCCCACCCGTCGCGCTCGAGCTTGCGGACCTTGCGGCGGCCGATCGGCCCCCAGGTGGGGATCCAGCGGGACTCGTAAAGGACGAGGGTGGCGGCGATGGTGCTCATGGGGTGTTCCTTTCGGGGAGGTGGGGGGCTAGATGCCGTTGGTGAGGGCGTCGGCATCGACGCTTAGGAGGGTGGCGAGCGAGTCGAGGAGGCGGGCCCGGTGTGCGGCGTGCTGGCCGAGGACGCCCCAGGGGAGGTTCGCGTCGATCCGGCCAGCCCCGCGCCGCTGCCGGTCACGCTCATCGAGGGCCGCGGCCTCCGAGTCCTGGTAGTCGGCGCAGGCGCACAGGAACTCCGCCGCGTCACCGACGTCCACGCCGTCGCCACCAACGTGGTCGAGGCGGGTCACTTGTCCGCCACCCACGCCAGCCAGGCCGTGGTCTCCTCGCCGAGCTCGGCGGAGGAGAGGGTGTCGTCCCTGGAGGGTGTGGCCCAGACTCCGCCGTCTTCGTCGTCGATGCGGGTCCAGGCTCGGCCGGCTTCGTCGTGGACGACGGTGCCGATGGGGAGGACCTGGAGGTCCTCGATGTACATGCGGGCTCGTCCGCAGTTGGCAGCGGTTGCGGCGCAGAGGATGGATTCGAGGCGGGTGATCCGGTCGGCGTTCTCCTCGCGCTGGCAGAGTTCGGCGAGGATGCGGGCGCCGCTGTCGGCGGCCGCCTTCCACCATGTCTTGAGCTCGTCCCGCTCTGCTTTGAGTTGGTCGATGGTGTCGCGTTGTTCGCGGACGGTGGCGGCGAGGGCCTGCTCGCTGAGGGTGGGATCCGCGGCCTGTGTGGTGGCCTTGCGCTGGTCGGCGGCGAGCATGAGGAGGCTGATGGCCCCGATGGCGTCTCCGCCGCTGCGGTCGAGGAGGTCGCGAGCCTTGCTGGCGTAGGTGGCGGCCGCGTCGTCGCGGACCTGGGCGCAGGCGGCGAAGTCGCTGCGCACCGGCTTGGGGTAGAGGTTTTCGATCCTCATTTTTCATGGTCCTTTGTTCTGGGGATTGGGTGGGTCGGGTTGGGGCGCCCGCGTTACCCACATGGATAACTTAGTGCTCCATATGGAGAACGTTCAAGCCAGAAGCGTCCCGGTTACCGAATCGTGATGACGGGGGCGTGGAATCGCCTAAGGCCCCTCAGGCACCCCAAAAACGGGCAACCCTAGCCCGGGGCACAGACGCGGGGGCGTTAGGCTGCTCTAGGGGCCTTACGTGCACGATTTGGGGCACTCCCGGGGCGACCGCCACCCCCGGGGTGCGACGAACGTGCCAGGGCGGCCAGCACGTCACGAGCCCGAGCCGCCCCATCACCCGACGACTCAGGCGACGGCGCAGCCGTCAACTCCGCCACCGGGCGGGCCGGCGGAAGCGCTTCAGCCCACGGCACACGCCCCATGCCCAGGGCGTGATCCATCCGGGCCAGCACCTCCGGCAGCGGCGTTGATGGCTCCAGCTCGGCCACCTGTGCCGCCTGCGCCAGCGCAGCGCGCCCATGCCGGTCCGCGTCCACATCGGCCGCGCCGTTTCCGATCGCCCGCAGGAAGCCCCGCAGGTACGCCGACTGCTCGAAGCCGCTGCGGCCCTCCGTCGGCAGGCTGTGCCGCTCGCGCCAGGCCCGGATCCGCTCACCCCGGACGGCCTTCGCGGCCCGGTTCACGTGCTGCGGTTTCGCCGCCCCGTAGGTCTCGACGTCGCCGGACGCGACGCGGCGCACCGCCTCGGCGAGCACCTCGTCGGTCATGTCCTGGTCCAGGAGCGTCATCCAGGCGCGGATGCGCCGCTTGCCGCCCTCGGCGTCAACGATGCCGGGAAGCATCCCGGCGTCCACGAGGATGCCGATCGCCAGACTCACGCCAGTCGCTGTAGCCATCACAGGCCCTCCTTCGCGAACTGCTCGGCCAGGTCGTAGAACACCTGGCCGCCCTGGGATTGCCCGCGCTGGGGCCGCTGGGCTTGGAGGCGGAGCGTGTCGAACTTCTGGCGGAGCTTGGGGACGCTGAGGACGTTGGCGCGCCAGAAGTCGTTGCCCTCGGCCCAGTCGATGATGCGGGTGATCTCTTCGACCGTGCGGCCGTCGCGGTCGATCATGAGGCGGGCCTGTGTGCGCCAGGCGGCGGTGACGCGGGGGGCTCGGCCGGTGCGGCGCTGGACGCTCGCGACCATGGCGTCGCAGACGGCATCGACGTCGGTGCGGGGGGCTTCGACGGCGCGAAGATCGGCGTCGCCGATCGCCTCACTGTTCCCCTGTTCCCCTGTTCCCCTGTTCCCCTGTTCCCCTGTTCCAGAGACGAGGATTTCGGGAGGTGTCGCGACAGTTTCGCGAGAGTTCGCGACAGTTTCGCGATTGGCTTCGTTATGCGGGAAAGTGGTGGCGCTCCCCTCTTCGGGCGCGGGGATGCGTGACGCCTTCGGTTTATCTACCCGCTGGTGCTTACTCCAGCCTGTTACTAGGAGATAGGTCCTAGATGCGACGGTGTAGCGGAGGATGAGATCCGCTTCGGAAAGCCTCGCGAGGCCGTCGCGAACCTTCGCGACAGTGTCGAGAGGATTCGCGACCATGTCGTGCGGGTACAGGGCGGCCACGATCAACGCGATGTCATCCCGGCCCCGACCATGGTCATCCACATAGGACCAGAGCCCGATGAACAGCAGACGGTCACTATCCGACAGGGCCGCGATGTCCGGGCTCGACCAGAACTCCGGCTTGATGCTCCGAATCCGCATCATTTCCTCCTAGCATTTATTACGGAACTGGTTTGCATACGCCAGGTGAAGGCGGCCCATGCCTCGTCGCCCCACGCCTGTGCAGGGTCGGCGTCTCTGGCTGCGCACTCGGCGGCGTCCTCGGCGAGGGCCCTCAGGTAGTGCACCCACATGCCTGCGGTATCGAACAGGAACAGGTAGTTGGAAACACCGACGTCGCCCATGGCCTCATACGCCCAATCCTGGAAGTCGTCTGGGTAGTAGTCGTCGCTGTAGGGACCCTTCCATCTCATGACGTGACTGACCGCGGTCTGGCATGGCTGGCACTCGCGCCACTCCCAGATCGCCCCGTCGCCGACGACCGTAGATTGGCGGTACTGCTCGCCATTGGGGATGCGGCGGCGGCAGTCGTCGCACCTGACGCGCCCCCGTGACCGGGGGGACCTCTCGTGAATGACGTCCACGATGTTCACCGCCCTTCCTGGGCTGCGAGGCGTGCGGGCAGGTCGATCTCGTGAGCGCTGTAGGTGTACTCGCCCTCGCGGCCGACCATGACCCAATCACCTAGATACAGGTGGAACAGGTTGCCGTATTCGTCCATCAGGACTGCGTCTGCTGGCAAGTCGCGGATGTCATCAACACTGGTGATGACCTGCCCGGTGAGGTAATCCCGCGCCTTGGAGACGCGCACCGTGACGCCGGCGGGGTGTGCGTCGTCGGCGTAGCGCTTGA